GCAGCATCTGGTTCAGGGAATCCATCGTCGGAAGCCACCTCAATGTCGATTGTGGTCGTGTTGATAGTTTCACGGTCAAATTTAATTTGGTCAGGATATATGTCATAAACCCACTGAGCAATATGATTTGTATTGCCCACCACCTCAAAATTATCCATGCCCTTATATCGTTGAATAAATTCTCTTGCTTCTTTGGAATCATTGAAGGTGACAGGTGCGACTGGTTTTCCACTGAGAGATTTCCATTCTGTTTTTTCTTTTGTCGGAACATAATATGTTGGTTTGAACTTAATGCGTTCTTGAGTCTTAGTACCGTCTTTATAACCCCGCACGAGAATGGAGTTTCCAAGACGATTGACTGATGTGTAAAATTGCATTCGCTACCCTCTTTGAGTTTTGAAGGATCATTATATAATATATTTTACTATTTGTCAATGAAAAAAGGGTGGACGAATCCACCCTCTTTCGATTACTGGTAAGAGCGTGAGTCTAACCAGTGCCGCCCATTGATTTGGTATGGTGCCTGACCATACATGATCTTTTGTTGGCGTGCTTCAAAGTCTACAAGGTCAATCGAGTCAGAAAGGTATCTTTCTTCCTCAGACATTGCAGCTCGTTTTGCTTGCTTGGTGATCCAAGATTTAACGGATTTTAGTAATGACTGCATCGTATCCATCCTTTTTCAACATATCAACTAATTCGCCAGTAGGAATACCAGTATGGTATTCACGTTGGATGTAACTCGCTACACCGTAGTAAGCAGAGTTCATTCTGGATTCGATGAGTCCATTACCCATTTTCCGTAAGAAGTTCAGCATTTTTAGATTCCTCGTTTTTTCCAATTGAAATTTTACGAGGCTGCTTCTCTTTTGGAAGGACGACTTCAAGATCGACAGTCAGGATTCCATCCAAAAGGTCTGCTCCGATTACTTCTGTGTATTCAGACAGTCTAAATGACTTCTTAAACTTTCGAGCACTAATACCCTTATGGACATACATATCTTGTTCACGACGCTGTGGTCTATCTCCAGTGATAGTAAGGACATGATCCTTAACTTCAATGTCGATGTGGTCTTGGCTGAATCCGGCGACAGCAAGTTCTACAGTGAACTTGTAGTTGTCGACTTTTACAACGTTGTGCGGTGGATAGGTATCCTTTGCCTGATTATGAATACGCTCTAAATCAGCAAAGATGTGATCGAAACCGATAAACCCATTACGGGGATATCCTGTAAATTTTCCAGTCATATATTCCTCCTATTGACTAGCAAGGTAAAGTTGGACCCCCTTTCGGGCAATCCAGATATATTTATACTATAGATAGTGTATTTTGTCAAGCTAAAAGTGCAAAGGTTATTTTCCGATATTATATTTCGGACAAAGTTCCCATTCATTTTTCTCTTTAAAAGGCAAAACTTTAATCTGCCTCAGCGGTGCTACGTCTTTTGCTTTTTCTGTATTTACAATAGAAAGCAGACCCCAATCCGATAAAAGAGTAGCAATCGTATTTCGTCTCTGAATATCTGTATCTTCGAGCGTAGATTTATTACCATCAAGTAAGAATAATTCTTTGAAATGCGTAATAAAATATCTACCTTGTTTGTGCAGAATATGACAAGACTGATATAACTTCTTATCTTTACGAGAAGCGATACCAATACGAGTTAATGTTTCTTTTACTTTGAGAAAATCATCTGGTTCATTCAGTGTCACTTCTAACATGTCACTGGGTGACCATTCAACCAGATTTACCCCTTTTCCTTCTTCCACCATGATCTACCTTCTTTTTAATTATATCTATTTGTTCAGTAGAAAGTAGTGAAAGAGCAGAACGAGCTTTCTCATTGCTATACCCATAATATTCTTTCACCGCCTCAAAACCATCATCCGCAACTACTTTATTCCATTTGGAGAATCGTTTTGGATTTTTTCTAATGGTATTTATAAAAAAGTCATTTTGCAGTTTAGAATCAATATTATGGTAAAAGTTCATTTCATTTGCAAGAAGAACAGTGTCGGGAAAATAAGAAAACGAATGATTGACCATGTAAGCATTATATGCTTTCTCATCTAGATCATCACGTATGATATTCTTTTTATTGTTAATCGCTTTCACGAACTCGAATGGATTCATTTGAAACTCTTTCTCTTAAATCAGAAGATGAAAATCTATGGTCACGTTTGTTGTAGTATAACTCAATTCCACGTTTTGCGCAAGTAGCACGTCCTGTAAACTTACCATTTTTATACTCTTCACCCAGAATACGAACATTAATCGGAAACATATTTAAAATATCTTCCAAGTCCTGTTCAGTCTGATAAGGAATAATCTCGTCAACATATTCAATAGCATTCAGTTGAATATATCGCTCTAGTAGAGTCTGTACAGGTTTATTCTTTTCTGGACGATCAATAGAGGGGTCAGTCTGCAGACCAACAAGCAGATAATCGCAGACACTCTTTGCTTCACGCAACATCATAACATGACCAGCATGAAGCAAATCAAAAGTGCTACAGGTAAATCCTACTCTCATTTAATCTCGTCCAAATGCCCAATATATTGCTCAAGAATGCTTTGTGTAAAATCTTCTGTATTTACTCCACGATTAATATTCATAAGTCCATAGTAGAGTTGTGGAACAGTTCTATGTCCTCGATCCAGAACAATAAATGCTTTTGCAGCATCATCTTCTTGAATGTTCTTCACATTGTATTTGTAACCCCATTCATCCAACTTTGCTTTCATCATATCGCAGTACATACAGTTGGGTTGTGTGTAAAGAGTTAATTCGTGCTTCATTTCCATTCTACCTCCGCCATTAGTTCTGTTAGACAAGCAACGACATTTAGTTCATGATCTGCAACAAAAGCATTCTTGAATTGATAGTCTGCTAGGATAAGCACAGCACGGGGAATGCTATTTGGTTGAATAGTCTCTGTCATTGAATCGTAAATACTCCGGAAAATACCAGAGGTGTCTGTATCTATATTATTCGTTACCCAACTTCTCATCTTCTTGAAGTCTTTTGCTTTAAGATATCCAATGAGGTCATTAACAGAATTATTGGAGAGAAGACTAAGAATACCAGTATCAATAGTGCCAGACAGAGAGTAGCGCTGACACTCATTAATAACCCGACGCCAATCAGGCGCAAAACGAATAATGAGTTCAGCAAGAACCTTCTTATCATAAGTAATATCCTCCTGATCGAGAATCCAAGTAAGACGTTTCATAAACTGAGCAGAAAGTTCTGCCATAGTCTTCTTGTTTGTATTAAATTCATATACACCACATCGTGAGTGCAGCGGTTCAATAATACGATTCTTAAAGTTACAGGTCAGAATAAATCGACAGTTGTTAGCAAACTCCTCGATAAACCCACGCAGAGCAGGTTGAAAAGATTGCGCATTAAGATAGTCTGCTTCATCTAGAATGACTACCTTGTAACCACCTTGCAGCGATACGGTAGATGCAAACTGCTTAATCTTATTACGGAGCGTGTCGATATTACCTTCTTCAGACCCGTTAATCAGAATCCAATCTAGGTCTAGTTCATTACAGATCGCCTTTGCTGCTGTAGTCTTACCAAGACCAGCAGTACCTGTAAACAACATATTAGGGATTTCGCCACCATCAACAATCTGTTGAAAGGTGTCTTTGAGAGATTGAGGTAAAATACAATCGGAAACAGTTTTTGGACGCCACTTTTCGCACCAAAGAAAATCAGTCATCAATATTCCTTACTAGAGTTAGGAAAACATTATATAGAAAAGAAAGGGGGCAGTCAAGCCCCCATTTTATAATTAAGTGCTTTCTCGTTCAGCAGTGAGACCTTTGACATATGTAAAGGAGCAACCCTGCAGAAAGTAAGAGGTATGCTCTAGGATATCTTCTAGGTCTTCATCATCTACACGAAAGGTAGAAGATACATCATTTACACAATCATGATTATTATACCGACGCATAGTTAAGGTGTATTCAGTGTAAACACCATCGTCTTCATCATCATAACGTCCCATTATACTATTCCTCTTCTTCTTCAGCTTCAGCAGCTTCTTGTTGGCGCTCTTCAGTCTGTTGAATCAGTTGTACACACTGATCACGCAGACCACCTACAGTAGAAAGTTCCTCGCCTTTAAAGGCACCACGCTGAACAATCGCATCAATAATAGCGATAGACGAACGTGAGACTTTCAAACTCAAATCATAAAATTCAGAGTCATTCATTAGAAATATTTCCTTTTTTAGTTTTTCTCTAGAGCAACCCAATATTCAAGCTGCTGACTAACGTTAGTAAACTTACTAATAAGTTTAGACGAAACCTCTACGGTGTAGTCACCGGGAAGAAGTTTCAGATTATCAATATTGATACTTAGACGAACATTTGCAGGAATATCTCCCTGCCATGAACCATCAACTTCAATGGTATACTCATTAGAAGTCATGTTCTTAGGATCAACAATTGATAGAGTGACCGAGTCATTTTCCGTGCTGCCGATGATCACGCTTTTATGACCAAGAGCAGAAGATGCTTTGCGGAGTTGACTCAGAATATCTTGAGTAAGATTGAATGTGACTTCAGGTTCCGGAATCTGTAAATCCTTCACAGGAGGATTAGTCAACATTTCAATATCAGAGTAAAAGTAGTTGATAGAAGAAGTGCCGTTAGCAATCACCATATGATTGTCTTGGTAAGACACGTTACCGTCTTCAATCAGATTGAATGCGCTCATAAACTCATTCACATCATAAATACCAAAATCCTGCGGGAAGTCTTCATTTAGAGTCGCCTTAGCAAGAACGTTTTTAGCATCTGCTATAGTTCGAAGAACGTTGCCTTGACGAAACACAAGGTTCTGGTTAATGGTTCCGAAGTTTTTAATAACTTCCATAGTATTATTCAACATCAAATTTTTCCTCATCCAAATCATGAACGTGTAGAGCCATAATGGCGTAGTGTGCAATTTTCATCAAGTCGTCACGATTGCGACCATTCTTTTTTCCGTAACGTTGTGCATACTTCATTACGTTACCGAGACAGAAACCCATCCCGTGACCAGAATCAATAATGAACTCAGTAGCCTGAAACTTCTGCTTCGAGTAGTGCCCTTTGTATGTGGACAGAATATACTCGTTAATCTCACTAAGGATACGATCTTCACTGTATTTCATAACAAACCTTTATAGTGTCAAAGTTAGAATTGTATAATACCTCATACTTAATATATTGTCAAGAACTTTCTTAACGCATTTTGCTAAAGTTTTTGTCTTTATAGAATTCCATCTTGGATTTAAAACGACCATCTAGGATTTCACCTTTATGTGATATAACAAATACATTAGTGTCTGCACCCAGAGTATGAATAATCTTAAACAGATTTTCAACGCCATCATTATCTAGACTAGAATCAAATGTCTCATCTAGAATCAACAGATTAGTTGCTACAGAGTTTTTCATCTTAGCAATCTGCCGCCATGTAAACAACAGAGCAAGGTCAATCCGTTGCTTCTCACCCTCACTGAAAGAATCGTAAGAGAAGTTATCACGGTGGCGTGAACGAATAGTCTCAGAGAAACTTTCATTCAATTCAAAATGAACAAAGAAGTCTAGTGTCTGTAGATATTGATTGACCAGTTTATTCATAACAGGCAAATACTGACGAATAATCTTAGTTTTAATACCAGTATCTTTCAGCATCTCTGCAATCACACTGCTGTAGTCATACTCTTCAGACAACTCTAGTTTCTGAGTGAGAAGATCATCTTTCTCATCAATATAGTTTTCAAGGTCTTTATTCGCCTGTTTAATATTCTCTTTACTGTCAGAGGTATCTGTGATCTCTTGCTCTAGTTTCTGAATCAATCTACGAGACATACTAATCTTAGTATTGTTATCTCTCAGAGTAGCATTCAATTCCATAGACTTTTTATTCTGATTCTGTAGATCATCTACCAGTTCTTTACCAGTAGATAAACTTTCTTCTACCGCCTGAAACGCCTTCTGGATTTCCTTCGCTTTCTTTGCGATATCTTGAGACTTCTGTTTTTTAATAGTCTCGTCAATCTCTTGCGTACAAGTCGGGCAAACGTCATTTTCTTGAAAGAACTTATCTTCTTTAACAAGTTTCTTCATCTCCGATTGATGATATGCTTTTAGCATACGGTTGTCTTGAAAAGTGCTACCAGCTTGTTCTAATCGTTCTGCGACCTGATCATACTTTGCCGCAAGAGTTTCTTGTATTTCTTCATTTTCAAGCTCGATCTGCTCAATTGTATTCTCCTGCGCCTTGATTTCGGTTTGTTTCTCATAGATTTTTTCCTCATTAAGATTCTTAATATCATTAATGTATTTCCTTTGGACTTCAATCTTGTTTCTGACAATATCCACCTGATGATCAGCATCACGGATTTTATCTTTAAGACTGGCAATATTGTCTTTCAATACCATATTCATCTTAGAAAAGATATTGATATCCAATAGGTCTTCAATCACTTCCCGGCGGTGTGCTGCGGTAAGTTGCATGAATGGAATAAAAGATGACGAACCAAGCACCACAATCTGATGAAATGATTTGTGGTTTAGTTTTAGAATATTTTGTTCTAGAAGTCTTTGGAATTCTTTAGCATGGGAAGACTCATTGATAACCTCACCATTCTTGTAAATCTCAAAGATGTTAGGTTTGATACCCCGAATAACTTTGAACCTGTTAGGGCCTACTGAAAACTCTACATGAACCACACAATCCTTACTATTAATAGTATTGATCAGTTGTGGTTTGTTGATGTTGCGGTAAGGTTTTCCAAACAAACCAAATGACAAAGCATCTAGCATAGTAGACTTACCTGCACCATTTGCACCTACAATCAGAGTGGTAGGTGACTTATCCAACTCAATCTTTGTAAATGTATTGCCA